ACGTCACGAAACACTTTACAAATACCAGCCAACGCAGGCGAATTGTTTATCTGCCACTTAGCCTCATTGAAAACCACACGGCTTGGATGTCACTGATGGGATTCACACCTTCGGATCGGGCGCGTCTAGGTCTTCAAGAGATAAGGGTCGCGAATGAACTTGATCAGTACAGGCAACGCAAGTCCAGCGTGGTCAACGCCGAGATTGTACAAGAGGTCTAGCGGTCAGGAAGTAGTTGACTTTGCTGAGACATTCCTGCATGTGAGCAAGGGTGTGAGGGCTGGGGAGAGGTTGAGGTTGACGGATTGGCAGAAGGAGTTGTTGGTCAATTTGTATGAGCGTCGTGAGGATGGTCTGCTTCGGTACCGTCGCAGCCTCGTGGGTCTCAGCAGGAAAAATGGAAAATCACTTCTTGGCAGTGTCATCGCACTCAACGGTTTGATCGAGGGTGAACCTGGTGCTGAGGTGTATGCGGCTGCTGGTGACAGGATGCAAGCGCGTGTGGTTTTCAATGAGGCTAAGTGGCAGATAAACAATTCGCCTGCGTTGGCTGGTATTTGTAAAGTGTTTCGTGACGTGATTGAGGTGCCGAGTACAGGCGCAATCTTTCGTGTGTTGTCTGCTGATGCGAAGCTTCAACAAGGGTTAAACCCCAGCACGGTAATTCTGGACGAAGTACATATTCAGCCCAACGAAGAACTGTTTGATGCCTTGAGTTTGGGTATGGGTGCGCGTAAAGACCCACAACTGGTTGGCATCACTACAGCAGGGTTTGACCCTGACTCGTTGTGTGGCCGACTGTACAACTATGGCAAGCGTGTCATCTCTGGTGATCAGGTTGATGAGCGGTTCGGGTTCTTCTGGTGGGAGGCACCAGAGGGTTGTGCAGTTTCGGATCGTGATGGTTGGGCTGCTGCGAATCCGAACTTGGCTGAAGGTTTGCTCGACATCGAGGACATGGAAGTGAGCATGAATCAGACGGCTGAGGTGGCCTTCAGGCGTTACCGTCTGAATCAATTCGTGCGCACGGATGGCGAGTCGTGGCTACCAGCTGGGGCTTGGGAGTTGTGCCGGTCAGATATGGAGTTGAAGCCTGATCTGCCCACGTTCGTTGGGGTCGATATGGCGTTGAAGCATGACTCGATTGCTGTGGTCATTGCCCAACCGCAAGATGGTCGTGTCGTGGTACGCGCAAAGATTTGGCATCCTGATGCGAACGCGATGGATGTGTCTGCTGTTGAGCAACACATTCGTGACATCAACCGTGAGTTCAACGTGGTGGAGAACGCCTATGACCCTGCGTTCTTCCAGCGTTCCGCTGAAGTGTTGTCGGAGAATCATGTGATGGTTGAGTTCCCTCAGTCAGCTGCACGAATGATCCCAGCATGTGGCAACTTGTACGAACTCATTGTCAACCAGGTGATTGCGCACGATGGTGATCCGATGTTCACCGATCAAGTGATGTCTGCTGCGCAACGATCAACCGAGTCAGGTTGGCGACTGTCCAAAGGTAAGTCGAAGCGCAAGATCGACGCTGCTATCGCGTTGGCCATCGCATCAGATCGTGCGACATCCAAACAGGAAGTCGCACCAGTAGCAGGTTTCTTTGTAGTCTAGGGAGATGACAATCTTCCTGCTAGAACTGTTCGCTGTTTCACTCATCGGTTTTGGAGTATTCTTGGTGTCGGTACCCATCGGGCTGATCTTTGTCGGCTTCACAGTTCTATTGTTCGCATTCGCTTATGAGCGCGGTCAGAGGAAGGTCAAAAAGTAAATGTTGTCACGACTTCTGAACCAAGGCACCGAGGATCGTGCAATCTCATTCCAATCGCTGTTCGCAGCCGGTGACGGATTTGCCAAGTCAACAAACGCTGGAACCACAGTCACCCAAATAGATTCACTAAAGATCGAAGCAGTGTACGCCTGCGTCCGTCTCATCTCCGATTCAATCTCAACTTTACCAGTCGATACTTACATTCGGGTGGGTGCAGAACGCAAAGCATTCCGACCTCGACCAATGTGGCTTGACAGCCCTGAGTCTGGTGTGACACGCACCGAACACTTCCAACAAGTGCTGGTGTCGTTGCTGTTGAATGGCAACTCGTTCACACGTATCTTGCGCGACGATCAAGGAATCGCAGGTTTGGTTGTTCTCAACCCTGAGAAGGTTGATTGCAGTCGTGACCAAATAACACGCAGACCAATCTTCATCTATGAGCAACGTGACGTGATCGAGTCTGACGACATGATCCACATCACCGAGATGCGTCTGCCAGGTGAACTTCGTGGCCGTTCCAAGATTGACCTGATCAAAGAGAACCTCGGTTTGGCAAGAGCGTTGGAGGAGTTCGCTGCACGATTCTTCGGTCAAGGTTCAGCAGCGTCTGGCATCATCGAGTTCCCAGGCAACCTCACCCGTGAGCAAGCCAAAGATTTGGTTGCATCGTTTGAAGAAGGTCACAAAGGTTTGCGCAGATCACATCGTCCAGGTGTGTTGTTCGGTGGAGCAAAGTTCACGAAGACAACTGTTGACAATGATTCGGCACAGTTCCTAGAATCACGCCGCTTCGCCATTGAGGAGATTGGTCGCATCTTCCGATGCCCACCATCAATGCTCGGTGTCACCACAGCTGGAGCAATGTCGTATGCGTCGGTAGAACAGAACGGCATCCACTTCGTTCAACACACGTTGCGTCCGTACATCTCGAAGATTGAGGATGGATACCAGAAGTTGTTGGACAGTCGCGCATTCTTGAAGTTCAACGTGGACGGTCTGTTGCGTGGCGATCAGGCTTCACGATATGCAGCATTCTCCACAGGTCTGCAATCAGGGTTTTTGTCAATCAACGACATCCATCGAATCGAGGACATGGCTCCGACTGAGGGTGGGGATGTGTATCGGGTTCCGTTGGCCAACGTGGATATTGCTGCTGCGAACTTGTCTGAGTTGGATCGCAAGTCGGTGATTGCTCAGCGTTTGATTCTGTCTGGGTTTGATCCTGCTGAGGTGATGGCTTCGTTGGAGTTGCCAAGGATCGCGCACACTGGTGTTCCTTCAACACAGTTACAAGCGTTGTCAACGATCAATCCTGCTGATCCTGCTTCGGTGTATGAGGTGAAGTCGCAGGATATGAATATCAATATGCCTGAAGTGGTGTTGAACTACACGCCTCCGGCTGTGAATGTTCCTGCACCGATCATCAATGTTCCTGAGACTGTCGTTCGTGTCAACATGCCACAGTCGAAGCCAACTGTGCGCACGGTTGAGCGTGACGCTGATGGACGTATCTTGACGATCACTGAAAGGGTTGAAGACTAATGGCACACGGAATTGGCTCATACTTGGGCAACGCTTGGATGAACGCATTGGGTAATGCAACTGCGTTCTCGGTTGCTGTTCCGTATGTCAAGTTGCATGTCGGTGATCCTGGTGCTGCTGGTACTGCGAACCCTGCAGTGGAAACGACGCGCAAGTCTGTGTCGTTTGGTGTTTCCCCTACTGGTGCGTTGGCATCGGATGCTGACATCAGTTGGACGAACATCGCAGGGTCTGAAGATGCAAACCACTTCACTTGTTGGGATGCGTTGTCGGCAGGGAACTTCTTGTTCTCTGGAGCAATCACAGCGAACCCGTATGACGCTGGTGACACGTACACGATTAGTTCAGGCAATCTCACCGTCGCATTGACGCTCGCATCGTAGGTTGGTGATGGCCGTTCAACGGTTCGTCCTTGACTCAACCACACTCGACAACGCAGGCTTCGGTCTTGGTGGTGGAGCTGCGTTCATTCTTGATAGTTCAACACTTGATAGTTCAAGGGTGTTGGATGGTGGCGAGTTCCTAACTGTCGCAACTGGATCATCGGCTCTTGGTGGGTTGGCGAATGCTGCGACTGCGACTGTCATCAAAGTTGCTGTGGCTTCGGCTTCATTAGGTGGGCTTGATGCTTCTGCGCAAGCCAAAGCAAGAAAGACTGACGCGGTTGCGGTTGCGTCTTTGGGTGGGCTTGATGCGTCTGCGACAACGAAGGTTGCCAAAGATGTTATTGCTTCAGCAAGTTTGGGTGGGCTTGATGCTTCTGCGACAACGAAGGTTGCCAAAACTGCTGTGGCTTCAGCCGATCTTGGTGGTTTGGCTGCGAGTGCTTCGGCACAATCTGCACCACCTGAACCACCTGTGATCCCTCCTTCGGGATCACGTTGGTGGAGGCAACCTGCCACACCGGTCAAGAAACAAGAACCACCAGAACAGATCGTCATTGAGATTCCGAAGCCTCGGCGACCTGTGTTGGTGTCGGCTCAGGCTGGGTCGAGGCTTGGTGGGTTTGATGTGGGTGCGTTGGGGTCGGTGACGTTCTCCATCTTGGATGATGATGCTGAAGTATTGTTGTTGGTCTGATGCCTTATTTCATTACTGACAAGTCACCTGATTGTTCAGGTTGGGCAACCGTGAAAGAAGACGGTGAAGTTATTGGTTGTCACACCACGAAGAAGGATGCGATTGATCAGATGGTTGCTGTGTCGATTGCTGAGGATATGGAACCTGGTGGCGAACGTGCGTTGCCGGACAACTATCGTCCTGCGTTGTCTGCTGATGTTCCTGAAGGTCGCGCATGTGGGAACTGCCATTACTACAACGAGTCGATGATTCAAGAAGATGGCAAAGAGTTGAAGGCGTATTGCATGAAGTGGGATGCGTATGTTCTTGGCGGTTGGTATTGCAACGCTTGGGAACCTGAAGAACACGAAGAAGAACGCCAAGTGTCTTTGAATGTTCCTGCGTACATTCGGAGTGCAGCGCGTAAAGGTTTGGATTATTACGGTCAAGGTTTGGCTGGTGATGGTTTGGTGGATCGGACTGTGCGTGAGGCACGGGACATGGCGCGTGGTGACATCACTGAGGACAAGGTGATTCGCACGAACGCTTGGGGTGCAAGACATCTTGTGGACTTGGACGCACCGAAGAACTCGAACCCTGATGACAAAGAGTTCCCTGGTGCCGGTGCGGTGGCGTTCTATTTGTGGGGCATCAACCCACTTGATCCGAAGCCTGCGATGGATTGGTTTATGGGGAAGGCTGAGGCAATCAAGGCGGAACGCGCTGATGCTCCTGCCCCACCAAAGGATCAAGTCACGGGATCAGATAAGAATCCTGTTGGGTCTGCGAAGGCTCCTGCTGGGTCTGGGACGATTGAGTTGTCTGGTGCGATTGAAGAAGGTTTGGCAAACAAAGCCAAAGAACACAACGATGCAGTCGGTGACAACCCTGCCAAACGTGCGACTGTTGGGATGTTGCGCACAGTGTTCCGTCGAGGTGCTGGAGCGTTCTCAACTTCGCATCGTCCAGGGATGACACGTGATCAATGGTCTTATGCACGGGTGAATGCGTTCTTGTATTTGTTGCGCAATGGCAGACCTGAGAACGCAAAATATATTGGCGACAATGATCTGTTGCCGAAGGGTCATCCGAAGTCATCTAGATCGCATAGCCAATTTGGTACTAGCATTGGCGACATGGACACAACTGTTGAAACACGTCGCATCACATCAAACGACTTTGAACTTCGCGCAGACCCACAAGGCAACGGCATGTCGTTCACAGGTTATGCAGCCGTATTCAACTCACCTTCGGAACCACTGCCATTCATTGAACGGATTGCACCAGGCGCATTCGCACGATCACTCAAGTCAAAGAACAATGTGCGCATGTACATGAACCACGATTCGAGCATGCTTCTTGCCACAACCCGTGCCAAAACACTGCGACTATCTGAAGACTCCAAAGGCTTGCTCGTTGACGCATCGTTGCCTGATACCACGATTGGTCGTGACCTGTCGGTCTTGATGCAACGTGGTGATGTGAACTCGATGTCGTTCGGATTCACCGTTCCTTCTGGTGGCGACATGTGGTCTGATGATGGCCAGTCGCGTGAACTTCGTCAGATCAAACTGTTTGAGGTGAGCGTTGTCACAGGATTCCCTGCATACACAGCCACGACTGCGATTGTACGCTCGTTGGATGCACTCTCTACTCGCACAGGAATTGACGCGGATCAGCTCGCAGCAGCGATCACGACACTCGAAGCAGGTCAAACATTGTCGCAAGATCATGCAATGTTGTTGCGTGAAACTGTCGCCAAACTTGAACCGGTGCAAGACACCGCACCAGCTCGTCTAGGTGTTATGGCGAAGCACCTTGATTTGTTGAAGACCATCGCCTAACATCTGTTCACTGCATCGTTGACGGAGCCGTCAACCTTGTTGCTGTATGCGGAGCCGCATCAGGTTGAGAAGTAGTAACTCCCTGCGTATCCCCATTCACAACAATCCGAAAGCAGAAACAAACCATGAAAGAATATCTAGACCGTCAAGTTGAGATTCGTCAGCAAGCCTGGCACCAAGCCAAAGCAATCATCGACGTGGCCACAGCCGAAAAGCGTGACCTCTCAGCAGAAGAAGAACAGACCTACAGCCGTCTCAACGACGAACTGAACGAGCGCGCAGCAACCATCGCAAAACTCCGTGAAGATGAATCACGCGAACTTCGCATGGACGCAGCAACCCGTGAGATTGCAGACCAGGTTCGTCCTATTGCAGCAGCACCAGTTCAAGAAGACGTGGCAATGATCCGCGCACTCATCAAGGGCGACGTTCGTTCGCACTCGTTTGAGCGTCGTGACATCACCAAGGGTTCAGCTGGCGCACCAGTTCCAACCTCGTTCTACAATCAAGTGATTGCACAGGCACGTTTGGTTGCTCCTGTTCTTGCAACGTCAACAGTGTTGAACACTGCTGGTGGCGAAAACTTGCAACTCCCATCGCAGTACAGCTGGTCAACAGCAGCACTGCCTGGCGAAGGCACAGCAATCTCCGAGTCCGACATGCAGTTCAACTCGTTCATCACCTTGAGTGCTTACAAGTATTCGTTCCTCACCCAGCTCACAACAGAGTTGATCGAGGATTCTGGTGTTGACATCTTGGGCTTCTTGGCTCAAATGACAGGCAACGCATTGGGCTACGCAGTTGGTTCAGCATTGACTGTTGGTACAGGTTCAGCACAGCCAAAGGGCATCGTCGCAGCTTCGTCTGTTGGCGGTACTTCAGGCACAGCAACTGGTTTCACAGCCAACAACCTCATCGACCTTCTTTACTCCTTGGATGGTGCAGCTCGCAACCTTCCAGGTGTTGGTTGGATGATGACTGGTCAGTCAGTTGGTCGTGTAAGAAAACTCCAGGACACCGCGGGGAACTACGTATTTCAACCTAGTTTGGCAATGGATTCCCCAGACATGCTCTTGGGCAAGCCAATCTACGAGAACCCATCAATGGCAGAAGCCACCACTGGCACCAAGTCCGTAATCGTTGGCCACTTGCCTTCGTACTACGTGCGCACCGTCGGTGGATTGAAGCTTGATCGTTCAGACGATTACGCATTCAACGCTGGTCTTGTTACCTTCCGCGCCACATGGCGTGTTGACGGCAACTTGCCACAAACATCACACGTCAAGCATCTCCTCCAGCCGTAAGGCTTGAGGGGCTTGCCCCTTGACATCCCATAATTCCCCTAGGCTTGAGATCGTCGCGAACACGCAGGGCGCGACGATCTCATTTCTATTTCCCCCCTGCGATCTGCGAAGGAGAAGGAAGTGTCAAATGTTCGTAATCGTCAAGAACACCTTGGTCGAGTTACCAGACCTCGAAGCGGAATTGTTGCTCCATCGGGGAATAGCACACTTGCCCGAAGTAGCAGACTTACCAATGCCGATGCGTTACGCATCCTCTGGTATTCAAACGCACCATTCGTCCCCACCGGCTACGGTACGCAAACCGCGCAAGCCGTCCCAAGGCTCATCAAAGAAGGTCACGAAGTAGCGATCCATGCCATGTACGGACTCGAAGGAGTTTCGTCAAATTGGAATGGGATCAAGATGTATCCACGTGGGATGGCACCGTATTCCGATGATGTGATGGTTGCGCATTGGATGGACTGGTCGAACGGCAACAAGAATCTGAATCCGTTGTTGATGACTTTGTTTGATGTGTGGCCGT